GCACACTACTATCCACTCCTGTGATGGGAGAGATTAATTGAAAATTAAAATCAATTGAAGGATTAAACACTATATTCCCATCATCTCCGGACTCGACCGCCTGAGCTGTTAGAATTACAGTTCCTCCTCCACCTATTACTCCAGCAACTACTGTTCCATACTCTATACCTTCGTCTGTTTGGATTCTAGTATCTGCTGGAATGTTAGTACCACTAGGACCACTAAATTCTACTGGACCCTCTGCGAAGGACCCTGGGAGGCGGTTGATACCCCAGAGGCGTCCGTGCCTATCTAGGTATTCGCCTTCCGCCGTCGTAACGAAAACTTGATCCTTAACGAAATCTATAAATCCATAGCTTGTATGTATAGACCCAGCGAACACCCGAGCTAATATCCGCAGAACTGCTCTTCTTAAAAGAGCTACACTCCCAAACAATCTGGATTCAATCCCTTTTTCAATTCTACTTGTAATCTGTTGTATTGTAGGTCGTATCCAAGGCATTATGATGCTCTCCTAAAAATTTGTGCTTGCCAATTATAATAGAATGTATAGTAAATATCCTGTCCTCCAGGTTTCTGGAAAATCAATTTAAGAAATAAAATAGAATCACTTGGAATGTTTAGAGCACCATCTACCCTCGTAACCTCGGCACTAAGACCAGCAATAATCCCATCATCAATCATCCATTGGAATCCATCAATTAAATATTCTTTGCATCGAGCGATTACTGCCTTAGTCGTTTGTTCCCTACGTAGAAGCCATCCCTTCCAGCCAATCTGGTCTCCAACTACATTCGGTACGGAATCTCCCCACCATCCACCCTTATCCCCATAATTATCTGGAAGTGGATCGCTATCATCCGCCCTCTTATTTGTCAACAATGTAATGAGTATCGCAGATTCAAATCCGGCGTCTCTCTCAACATCACGGTCATCAAGAATCCAATTTAAATACCCATCATGCACATCAAACTCTAAACGTATATCTCCTTCCTTATCCGTAGGAGCTGGAGGTAGCGCGCTCTGAATCTTAGTAGTTCTAGTAACTTGCGGAGCATTGACAATTTCTTCAGATGAAATTCCATTAGGTACAATCGTAGGATTTACGGGTTGATACTCCAGCAACATTCCGTTGTTTCCTGTGCCTCCATAAATCTTACCATTAAATGAAATGATAGAAGCAATGTCCTGTTCCGATCCGTATTGCGAGGCAACATTCGTAACGGATACTCCATCATATAAATATAACCTTCCAGTATTTTGCCGAGCATTAAAGTATATATTCCCGCCAAAACTTATCCCCCTCCATAGAGCATCTCCTATAGTAGTCTCAAGTATCCAAGCAGAAACTCCGTCCCATTTTAAAATCTTTCCATTAGTTCCTACTCCATACAACTCTTCGCCCGACCCAAAGTCATGAGACAACAATCCATAGCATGGAGTTGCTCCAACTCCCGGAGCCTTCTGGTCCCATGTAAATGTTATGGGATTGAATTGAAAAAGTATACCATTGATTATCCCAGTCATCATCATGTTACTATTGTATACATGAAGAGCACTCGCAAACTGCTGAGGGGGAGGGTATGGAAGTGAGGATGTTTCTATGGTCCAGACTGTTTCTCCGACATCCCATGAAAATAAATGCATCCTATCGAATGTTCCAGCATACAAGCGATTATTCCATTCTGTCAAATCAAATATGTAGAACTGCGATATGTTTAATGGAGCGACCTTAATCCAGGCATTCGTACCATTCCACTTTAATAAACATCCTCCATCGGAGATACTAGCTCCAGAGCCATATATACCAGTCGTAGCATATAGATCCCCTTTGAAAGATAACATGGATTCGATAGAATTACCAGTATTAAGCATAGGAGCAACGGATACCCATGCGGAAACTCCGTCCCACTCCAAGAGCTGACCGCCATCCCCGGATTGATCCGGAGCTTTTGTCCCACCATATAACTTTCCATTATGTATACACATGGAAAATATCTGTGAGATTGTACCTAACTGACCAGCAACTAAACTCCAACTCATGACAATCCTCCTGTCCCTGTTCCTACCGCTGTCGTGCTTCCAACTCCAGCTGGACAAGTCGTAGGGATCGCAGTAGCGACGGAAGTAGTTACATCAGCAGACTTGACCGCTGACATCACCTCTTCTACGAGGGCTTGCAAGAAAGCTTCTGTTAGTGGAGCATTGGATATATTAAATCCAGCTGTCGCCATCTTAGCTTTTATGTTATTAACAATATCTGTATTTATTGGTATCGCCATGTTATGACTTCGCAGCTAAAACTTTAGATGATTTATCAGGGTGAGGAGCTCCAGTAAAAGCGCACAAACATGCTCCGGTGACGACGCCATCTAAGGCTGTGAGGGCGTCTCCTCCTAATTGTATCTTTCCTGATTGAATAATATTTATATCTTTGTTGGAATTCAATTCGATGCTCCCGTCTTCTTTTAATTTAATATATGTACCATTCTCATGATATACTGCGACCTCGCCGGCCTCTAAGTTTTTAAGCCGGACTCTTGAATCATCCACAGCTATAATAATTCCATGGTCTTTGTTACCATTTATAAAACCTACGAAGGCCTCTGCTCCAGGCTTTGGGACACTTGTAAATCCATAGTTCTGGACTCTCTCAACATCATCCTTTATTTCTTTACTCAATACTTCAATCTGCATCAATTGCATATTCGTTGAATCATTAATAACATTCACTATCGCACGACTAAGCATCATACGAATGCTTACTCTAAGAGGCTCAAGAAGTCTTTGTATTTGTGAAGATAAACTCATCGCCAGATCACTTCATTTCTTTTAGCTTTAGATTTAGATTTTTTCTTTTTAATTTTTTCTTTCGGCTCAGGAGCATAGATCTCTGGGAGAGCTAGTCCCATGCTTAAAGAACGTCCGGTTGAATTTACATTGTATTCAATATCTTTTATGACCATCATACCGTCCACCCCGAGCTTTGGGATATCTATGTATACGGATAAATTCTCCCTCCACAAATCTCCATTAGATTGTCGCCAATCTGAAACATTTAATTGGACAGTGGAACTACGTCCAGCTCTAACCTGAGCCTCCCATGCTGCTCTTTTAATAGCTCCTTCCGGGGTTATCTGACTGCCAGGGACTATGACCTTTGGCCTCCAGCGCTCTATGTTACCATCCTGCGCTTCACCAATTATTCCAGTAAGACCTTTATTCCAACTCTTACCCTTGCCAGACTGCTGACCTTTCACCCGGACAACTGCAAATCTTTCTTTATAATCTTGATTCAATTGAGCAGAAATTACATTAAATCCATATACCAATTTATCATGAGCTACATTGCTTCCGGCATTCGTCAATAACAAGTTTCCCCTCTCATCTGATATAGGGAGGACAGCTCTGTTTTCAAGTATCTTTGAGATAGCTTCAAACGCAGACTCTCCGGCGTTAATTGTAAATACTTTCAACTTCTCGCCAAGATCTGTTTCCGAGCTAACATGGATATCGAACGGGGAGCATATATTTGAAATCATAGTCAATGGAGCAATGTCCTTCCATGAACCAGGAGTTTCCGTGACGGAACAATCCACTAGGTCTGCCGTCCGGCATCTACCAGATAACGAAATTGAATTTGAATCTGGTCCCGCGTCTATACTTCTTTCATCTATGTACCCTTGCATTAATTGGTCTTCGTCGATGAATATATCCACTAACATTTGAGGTTCCAGATATATAGCATCTCCTTGCCATATATCCACTACAGAAAATTTGAAAGTTCCTGCGACTGATTCTACAGATCGCTTGATAGAAACATCAGTCCATCCAGACAATTTCTGGCCGTTGACTTTCATGTATACGTCATTAGACATCTATCAAGACCTCTAGCTCTACGCCTCCAGGCACAAAGGCTGGATGAACCACGCGATTCCTATCGATGATTTCCTGTTCTCTATCTATGTTTCCATACAATTCATACGATAGGATTAAAGCACATTCAGAAACATTTAAAATTTTATTCACAAGTCTAGGAAGCTTACGAGCCCTCTCATCTATATCCTGAGCAACGACTGTCCTTAAATTATAAAAAGTATTGTATACATCATCAGATTTCGTTTCTTCCAATACCTTATCAATCCCAGTAAATACTTCGTCTCTTAGAACTACTGCTTCGTCTAAAGATGTATACTCGATAAAAGAAAGTAATCCAGCCTGATTGATTAAAGCTAATCTATTAAAAGATTCTTGAAAAACTATTGTAGGATCGTCAGCATCCTCTGTTACTGTCTTAGGAGAATATGTATACATTGCTTTCATATCTTCATAAGATCCGTGAGCATTATCCTCCGTAGCTTCTACATCGTCATCGGCATTCGTACCAAATCCAATTAAATCCTTAACATTCTCTATTAATTCTAGAGCATCATACATTAGAGCTAAAGATCTCGCTCTTGCATTTTCCAAAGCTCTACGATAACTAGGAGCATTCGCGACCGTCTGCTTTGCTACCTCCATTAAT